AGATGAACTTGAACTTTCTGAACTTGAACTTGATGAACTCTCAGAACTTGAACTTGATGAACTTTCAGAACTACTACTTGATGAACTTTCTGAACTACTACTTGAACTTTCTGAACTAGAAGAACTTGAACTTTCTGAACTAGAAGAACTTGAACTCTCTGAACTAGAAGAACTTGAACTCTCTGAACTACTGCTTGATGATGATTCTGAACTAGATGAACTTTCTGAACTAGATGAACAGATGAACTTGAACTTTCTGAACTTGAACTTGATGAACTCTCAGAACTTGAACTTGATGAACTTTCAGAACTACTACTTGATGAACTTTCTGAACTACTACTTGAACTTTCTGAGGAACTAGAACTTGAACTTTCTGAACTAGAAGAACTTGAACTCTCTGAACTAGAAGAACTTGAACTCTCTGAACTACTGCTTGATGATGATTCTGAACTAGATGAGCTAGAACTTTCTGAACTACTACTTGATGAACTTTCTGAACTACTTGAACTAGATTCTGATGATGAGCTAGATGCACCAGTAGTTGATATATCTTCCCATATCACATCACCATCTTCAAATTGTACAGCGCCAGTGTCTCTGAATATTACATCTGAACTTGAAGAACTAGATTCAGAACTAGATTCAGAACTAGATGAGCTACCAATAGTTGATATGTCTTCAAACTCAACAGCATCAGTATCTACCCATTCTACATCATCAGTATCTTTAAAAATTACATCTGGTATAAACGAATGAGAACTAGAACTCCAACTCCTTGAACTTGAACTTGAACTTGAACTTTGTGAACTTGAAGATTCTAATAGAGTACCAACAATTTGAACGGTATCAATTCCATAATCAGCTTGCCACACATTGTCAAAAGAGCCCGTTGTTATTAGTAATCGTACCTGAGTACTGGCATTAGTATTGGCCCCAGACTCAGAAAGGTCAACAGATCGTGATGTCCAGTCAGTACCATCTTGAGTATCATCACCCAGACCACCAAACGAACCATTTGCTACCGTGCTCCAACCACCCCCACCTTCGTTAATCTGAACTTCGCAAGTGCTTCTGTTATCACCAGATATAGGACCACATTGCATAGAGTAAAAGTTGAACTGCCATTGTTCCGCTGAGGCATCCAGAGTAGTATCAAAGGTCATTGTATACTCATCACCATTTGCACCAGGACTTGAACACTCTGTATAAGTTCCAGAAGCTTGACCATTGCCATCACTTGTAAAATCAAATCGTTGGCAATCAGAATCATTTTGTGCATCAAATGTAAATGTTCCGTGAGTGGTCATATATTATAAACCTTTTTCTTGTTTTCTATTCCCTTTAAAATTTATCACTATCTTACTGGTTATTATTTATCTTTTAAAAGGCATAAAAATACCCAATAGATGTTTTTATTAGGTATTATAGTTTAAATTATTTTGCTTTCAGTTTAAGTCTTTCTATTTTCTCCTTATTCACTCCTTGATATTTTATACTCTTAGCGCTTAATTTTGTTGGACGACCAGGATAATATTTTTTTAGTAATTTTATCAGTCTATTTGACAATGGAATCTCATTTATACCATGCTTATCAAGTACAAAAGTTTCCCATGCCATACCTCTATGTGGATGAAAATGAGCCACCTTAATTGGTTTCTCTCCGAGTATAAATCTCTCTAAGAACCCAGAGCAGCCAACATTATAACTATAATCCAAAGTAGTTACTCGACTCTTAAATTTATCAGACTTGAAAACCTTGTTTATTGTTGGTTCTTCTTTCTTATATTCATGCTTAGAAATTATTTTTACTATTTCGTTTACTATATCTTTACATTTTGGTGTCCAGAAAATACTACCACCATTGAATTTAGGACGACTATATTGTCCAGCAGCAGCATCTTTCATATCTGGTATATCAAACCAAACATTTTGCCACGCATCTAAATCATGTGACCATATAACATCATCAACTTGATTTTTATCAAACAACCATTTTAAACCAAACATTTTACTACCTGTAAGACAAAACTCATTGAGATCTATCTGATATGTTTTAACTCCTCTATAATAGAAATCAAAATTAGATAAAACCATTATGTCTTTTGGTTTCCATCCCAGATCTAAACTATTTTCTATCTGTGCTATTAAAGCATTGATAGTCATTCCTGGCGAGAACCTACCTTTTTTTTGCACATTTGCTACCATAAAATTTTTCATAACACCCCTTTATAAATTAACATACCATATACATCCAGGTAATATATTCACTCTTTCTCCATAATAATCATCTACAGCTTTTTTAACATTCCAACCCCACTTTCCAGTTTTATAATCATAATCATGGCCAGATATAATACCACCTTTTCTAATTTTTGGCTCCCAAGATTTTATATCCTCCGATACAGAATTATAATCATGTGATCCATCTATAAAAATCATATCTATATAACCATTTTTAAATAACATAGAAGCATTAACTGACTTCATTCTCAATATCCTTAATGACTTATGTTTAATCATTAATCTACACGCTTGAGCATATGCCATATCCCATACTTCAGTAGTTAATTCTCTATGATATCCACTTTCTATATGATTAAAATTATCAACTCCCCAATACTCTTCAATTTTATCAGACATATTACTCTTTAAAATCATTTTTAACATACTACATTTATACAAACCTATTTCAACAAATTTTGTAAAATTATTATCTACAATCATTTTTGCTAATATATAAGTACGACTATCTTTATATATATTTATTTCAGTCATGTTCCCTCTATTTTTCCAAATATTCTATTAGATAACTCAATAGCTTCTTCACCTCTATCAACAAAACTTTGATATATAGAATTATCTTTAAATAGTTTCCATCGTTCTAGTACCTTCATATCTTTAGTATTACCATCATAATCAAAACCATCAAATGAACCAGGTTTATTACCAACAGCCGCAACTATATTGATTGTTCTGTCCCTGTTTTTAAGATTCAATTTTGTAGCAATTTTCTCTCTATACTCAACACTCTTAAACCAATCATTATAAGATATACATATTTTTGGAAATGTTAAATAATTTGTTTCACCTAAAAATTCTTTAGCATAGATAATATAATAATCAATTAAAAACTTATTCCATTTTTTCCAAGTAGAATATGATATCTCATCAGCATCTTTATTATCTTTATATTCATCTAAAATTGATAATGGATCTCTACCACCAATATTTAATGAACTTGCTAACAAATTATAAAAATCTCTCATTATTATTATATCATATCTATATTTACTAGGACCGAGATCATATTTCATAATATTTGTGTATCTCATATCTTTACTTTCAAATGAATACAACAAACACTCTTTATTTTCAACATCCAATACTTCTTGTCTTGTCTTTCCTCTATATGGATCACGTTTACAAATAATATCATCTAAAATACTATCTCTACGTCTACCCTGACCAAATACACCACCTTCTAGACTATTTTCTCTTATTTTACAATTATTAAATAAGTGAACTGGATCATTAAATAAATTACACAACCAGTTTGATACTGCATGATTGCCTGATCTTCTTATACCCCATACTCTCAACTCATAAATATTTTTATATATCATATAACTCTCCAAAGTTTTTTCTTATTGTTGCTTTACCCCATTGATTACCATCATTAGCTTTTAAATCACCAATAATCAAATTCATTACTGATACCAATTTATTTCTTGACTCTGTTATTTTCCAATTTCGTTTATAATTCGTTGATTGATGTTTCTTATGTCCATCCACGGCTCTATAAAATTGACCACCAAACCACATCATTTTGAATCCAGATTGCCATGCACGATACATCAAATCTTTATCATCGTGACCATATCCCTCCATATTCTCATCATATCCACCGAGTATATCAATAAACTCATTTCTATAAAAACCAAGTCTACCTCTTGTCATACTTTTACCCTTAGTGAATATAGCTTTTTCTGGTTGTTCATTAGCTAATTTATTAAGAAAAGTACAAAACCCTTTATTTGTAAAACCATCAGCATCTATATTGATAACTATATCACCTGTGGCGATTTTAAAACAAATATTTCTTGAATGAGACATACTATAGTTCTTTACAGTACTTTCTTGTATGAATATCATTTTACCAGATTCAATCATATCCATATAGTTTTTCTTTATCCAATTTCCTGGATCATCTTTAGTACTATTATAATCAAGTATAACATATTCTATATTTGAATAGTCAGAATTATCTTTTATATTCTGTGGAAGTGTTTGTTTTAAATCATCTAATCTATCCATAACATTTGTGCAAAGAGATATTTTAAATTGTCTTTTGACTGACTTAGTAAAATTTTTATCCCAAAAAGTAAAATCAGAACCATATTGTTCCCACCATAATTTTTCTAAATCTTTACAAAGTACTTTCTGGTTTATCATAACACTACCATCTTTTAACTTTTTCAATCTATCATCCATTATCTTTTCTCTCCATAACAAGAAGTGTATTTTTAAACCATCTCAATGTACTATACCATCTCAATATTTTAGTAAATCTTTTATTCAAGTATAAACCTTTTTCTTTAAACTTATCAATAACATATTCATTCGTTCTCTCATTAAAATGCCCTTTACCACCTTGACCTGGTATTGCCCAACTTAATACTAAATCTTTACTTGCAAACTTTGAGACATTATCAATAAATATATCCTCATATTTTTTTGGTATATGTTCTCCAACTTCAAGACATACTACTAAATCATACTCAGTATCTACACCTAAAATAGATTGTGATAGATCAAATAAATGTATATTATCATAAATACCTAAACTTATTATGTCTTGTGTACCTTCATACCCATCAACAATCCAATCATAAGACTCAAATATTTTACAATATCTACCAGTACCACAACCAAGATCTGCTACTCTTTTTGGTTTATACAAATAACCAATACCCCCGGCTAATACTGGATCATAACTGTGATGTTTACTTGCCATTTTTAGATCCCAAATACCACTTGTTTTGTCAATACCTTTTCTCATATTATACCTCAAACACCATTATATGATCTCTAAGATATTTTCTAGACTTTATACTCTTAAAAGCATTTATCAATCTTAGAGTTTTCATTCCACTATATTCAATACCACATTCTTCGAACTTCTCTATCCAGTATTCTCTATATTGTGGATTAAAATGATACATACTTCTTTTAGGTGATGTACTCATTATTATTAATCTCTTTGAAGCATTAATCAAATTTTCCAGATAAATAGAGACTTCTCCAGGTAATAAATGTTCAGCAACTTCAATAGACAAAACACAATCCCATTTTCCACAATCTATCAATTCCCCCATATCACCATATTGTATGTGTTCAGCAATCTCTTTAGGAAAATACTCTTTACCAGCTTCATATCCCTTTTCAAAACCTAAAACAGCTTCTGCCCCACCTTGAAGAGCACCAATCAAATATGAACCAATACCACATCCAAAATCAACCATATCTTTAATTTTAAAAAGCTGAGTAATAACTTTACCATAATAATCAAACGGTCTTACAGATCTTTTTTCCCAAAACTCTTTATTATACAACCCATCAAAGTCTTCTATGTATTGTATTTTACGATTTAGTATTACTAGTTCTTTTTGATACTCTCTATACAAGTGTGATTTGTAAGGTGTCCATTTCATATTCTGTACTTCCTGATCCAATCTTTTCTTACTAATGATATTTCAACAGTTCCAAAATGTGGTACTTTATCAATCGGTAAAAAAACTTTTCTTCTATATTTTGTTCCTTTATCTTTCCATATACCCAATCTTAATTCATGTGTATCTTTAAATCTATCTAAATAATCATTCCATTCTTGTTTTGTCCCACCAAAAGAATCATGTATTTCTGCAATAAATTGAACACAACCTCTGATTATTTCTGCTGATTCATCATTCAGAAGATTTCTCTCACCACCTTCTGAATCTATTTTTATTATATAAGATTCTAATTTGTTTAACTCATATGTATAAAATATTTGTTTCAATGATAAACTATCTATAAAATATTCTGGATTTTTTGGCATCCATTGTGTTTCATCTTCTCTTATAAATCTATGATATCCTGGTCCATGTCTTCTTATAAAACACATCGGTTTTCCATCACCAATAGCTATGTTATATGTCTCTACCCTCCAATATCTCATATTTCTTTCTAGTATATCATATGTTTCTTTACATGGTTCAATTCCAATTATTCTTGCAGATGGAAATAATATTTTTGCCATTATAGAAACTGAACCAACATTTGCACCAATATCTATAAATCCATCTATACAATATGGAGATATTTTCAAAAACTTTCTTAAATCATATGTATCATAATAATGTATTTTTCCTGCCATTGCATCACCTTTTAAATAATATTAAACTCATAACCTTTTTCAATTCTATCTTCATAATAATCTATAACATCTGATATTGTTTTATCAATAGGAACTTTCGGATACCAATTTAAAAGTCCTTCCATCTTTGCTGTATATGGTATCTTATCAACAGCTTCTGAAAATAATTCACCATGTATTGTTTTCGGATCAACATGCATAAATTCAAAAGATTTGTTTGGATATCGTTTTTTTACATGTTTCACTACTCTATTTGCTAGTTCATTTATTGTTGTTCTGTTGCCAGGATTTCCTATATTCCATGTACTACTCTCTTTATATTTTATTACTTCTAATATTGCATTACATACATCATTGACATCTGTAAATGCTCTTTCTTGTTGACCATCACCGAATATAGTAATAGGTTGATTTGTAAGAGCAGATATTACAAATCTAGGTAAAACAAAACCACCATTTGGCTGTTGTCTTTTTCCGGCAACATTGAATGGTCTTATGATTTGATATTTTAAATCAGATACTTTTGCTTTGTTTACAGTTATTATTTCACCCAACATTTTCCCAGCAGCATATTCTGTTCTTACCTGATATTCTCCTGGATATATTTTTTCTGAGCTTTCATCTAGTAAACTTTTATGTCCATATACCTCAGATGTAGAAATATCAACTAGCATCATCTTATGTTTAACACAAAAATTACCTAGTCTATATGTATCATTTACAATAGTATTTCCCATCTCACCACTATATTTCAATATACCACTCGGCCCTACAAAACTTGCCAAATGAAATATCACATCAGCGTCATCTGGTAAATGACCGAAACAATATTCAACATTTGATACAAGAACTTCACATCCATCAATTTTTTCAACAACATTAGATGATTTATTATCTACTATAAAACATTCTACATTATTTTTTAATAACAGACTAACTAGATGAGAACCTATAAATCCAAGTCCTCCGGTTATTATTGCTTTTTTCAAAATGTTTCCCCCTCTGGTATTTTTTGACCTTTTGGCCCTTTAGTATATTTAGAATGACCATACTTTATTTCTTTCACCACAGTCAAAAATTTTTGGGCATAATCCATCAAATACAATCTCTCACCAGAAAATATTCTCTTATTTGTTTGTTTATTCATCAATTCAGCATTCTCAACTAAATCACATCTTCCATGAGCTATTTTAATCTTGCCGAATAAATATCCAGGATGAGTTATAACACAATTATATTCCATTGGTAAAACCGAATATCTAATATCACTTTCATATAACAACTTTCTTAAATATGGTTCATCTGTATAGTATCTTCTTCTATCTTTCAATGCCTCTATCATATCATTTATAAGTTTTTTCATCTTATCATTGTTCTTCCATACAAACATTCCACCTGCTAACTCTGTATATGATTTTGGTACACCACCTATTTTTCTGGAATAATAGTGTGGAGACATTGGAATTGCTAAATCAAAACGATCCATCAATGTAAACACTTCTGAGAAATCATCACAAGCATATGTATCAGCATCTAAATGTAAAGTTATATCATATGGTGTTGTAGATAAATACTCCCATTTCTTCTGCCATATCATATGATGTGATTCATGTTTATCAACCTTTATAACATTATCAAATACATCATCTACTTCAACATCCAAATTTGTAAAAAGTGTAATATCCAAATTTGGAACATGTTTTTTAACACTCTTGGCTGATATAACTGCTGGATTATATTGACTTCTTATTGTTCCACCATCACCAGTATCTTTTCTTTTATTTACTGCAATATATATAACACCTGTATTCATATATCATTACCTCCACTATAATACTAACTGTTCTATAACTTCTATCCATTTTCTAGGATCAAGATTTTTCTTTGCCCATTCTTTTGCATACATTCCCATCTTGTGTCTATAGTTCTCTTTACGTTGTAATAGTTTTATAGCATAAAGAAATCCATCATAATCAACACAATGAAATCCAGTATCTCCAGGAACTATTCTATCTTTTGTTCCATCTCTAGGTTCTCCTAAACATGGAATCCCAGCGGCAAGTGCTTCTGCCATTACTCTTGGGTACTGATCTCTCCAATGATTAGATGTTCTATAAAGAAATATATGCCCTTGTTTTAAGAAATCTCCAACATCCATTTCATTCCATTTATAAAAAATCATTCTTGGTTCTTTCTCAAATGCTTTAACCAATTCTTTGTGAGCGACCATAAACGCGAATTTAGTTTTCTTAGTATCTTTCAATAAACGAGTATAAAATTTGATATCATTTTCTTTTATTATATTATGCTGCCAAATATGTTGTTTGTCTCCACCACCCTCTGTTTCCATCGTTACATATTTTCTATAATCAGGAAGGCACGTTTTTATTATCATCAAATCTTGTTTATTTTCTCTTTTTTGTGGAGCGACATCGAGAAACTTATCAAGATTAATAGCACCAAACATTACAATAAGTTGAGTACTATCAAATCCTATTGCATCCCTTATCCACTCATCTTTCTTTTCAGTATTTTGAAATATAACAGCACGAAGTTTACCAGATTTAGAAAGCCAATTACATTTAGTCAAAGAACCATTAGCAAAGTTTATTCCTATCATCACGGACGAACTTTTACTCACAACTGGTTCAGCAGTTTTAGCAAAATCCCATACACAATCATTAGCATAAAATAAAAGTGGTAATCCTTCTTTCATATTCTCAAGCATAGTACCATCTTTATATGAATATGGTTCTACCTCTATATCTTTATAATTTTCATGAACACTACTCCACGGATATAGATTAACTTTCCATCCAGATTTTCTCAATAATGTTGCAATCATAGCAAAGCTTTGTTCTCCACCACCTTTAGAATTAAGATTTCCAACAAGATTGATTTCTTTTTTACCACTATTAGGAATATAAAGATCTTCCATTGTTTTAAATGGTGATGGAAATTTTTCAATTGGTGATGGTGGATTCTTTATTGGTTTTTTTGTTTCATTATTAGAACAAAGAACACCATTTCCACCCATCATATTTCCTTCTGTTAATGTATCTTTTACTACTGGAGTATATGTTGTTGTAGTTCCTTGATTTTCATACTTATAAATATCACCATCATAATATTTTTCAATTGCCCTGATAACATCCTGTACTGTTATGTTATCCATACATTCAGCAATACCTTTATCATCTACTTTAACAGGATGTGAACAAAGATTTTTATTGTGTTTTGGATCTTTTTGAAGCGGTGTTACTCTTGCTTTCCAACAACCACCTGCATCACAGCAAGTATATATTCCATTAGAATGAAGTATTTGATGATTTGTATAACCACTCCACATATGAGGTTCTCTACCACCAAATATAGCAACACAGGGTTTACGAGCTTTTCTGTATTTTGGAGGCATTGCAGCTGCGAGATGCATCAAAAAACTTGGTCCACTTACACATCCCTCAGAATGATAAATAAGTGGAACAAGTGCTCTTACATCTTTATTGAATTTATCTGTTAAGTCAATAACATTGTTAAGTTTCTCTATTAGATGATCACTTCTACCAATAACAACAAACTTTATCTTACCCTCAAAATAATCTATGACTTCTTGAAAGTTTCTCCAATCCCATATTTTACAAGTACAATCTCTTTTACCACCTGGCCCTATTACCCAATACTTTTCAATACCATATATATCTTTTATTAGATTATACTCTTTTTCTTTATCAGTAAGATGAATATCACCACGCTGTCTAGAAAATTCTTTACATATTTGGTGATACTTTTCACGAAATGATATAAATGGTTCTCTAGCATTTTCTGCATTCTTTTTAGTATCACCAAGTGCTGGATCACCAATTCTACCATTAGCAAATATAGCTGTAAACTCTCCTATACTCAAAGGTAATGGTTCATGAAAGTCAGCAATAGCAATCATATCAAAAAGAAACATTGATGTAAAATGCATATTGGAATTATTTATATTACCAATCATAGGATAACCAACCTTATAATACTCAACATCCTCATCATCTTTCTTTAATGATGTATCTATATAAGGATTGTTCTCCCATAACATTTTTTGATTACTATCAACATTAATAAGTATATCTGGAAATAAAAGTTTAAAGTCTCTTATACCTGATGTAAACATTAAACCATCACCTAATGCACGATGATGGCCAAATACTATTTTTCTTGGATTGTCTGGTGTTCGATTTGGTTTATCTGGTCTTACTATTTGAATTGAAGGAGTTTGTCTTGACTCCTCTTTTGATTTGATTAGTTCATTATACCTATCATATATGGCTTGAAGAATTTTTTCTTTATCTTCTTCATCACCTGGTATAATGTGATGTATGTGATCATCATGAAATAAAACACTCATCAATAATGATTTTGGATCTTTTTTTGAAATATCTTTATTATTTGATAAAGTCTTTACTTCCTGTTCTAACATTTTATTTAATTTATACATTTTTGCAGTAATATTTTTTAACATTTTCACCTCTTTTTTTATTAACAATTTATCCTATAGAAATATCAAGACCTATCCATGTCTCTTCTAGTCTAAGTGTCTCTTCTAATTTCTCTTTTTCTTGTTGTCCCTCTGAAAGTAGAGCATCTCCATCCATTGATATTCCTGTATTTCCGAGAGATGCAAAATTAGCAAATTTACTTCTTATTCTCCCTAACATAATTTTACACTCTGCGAGAGCATAATCGAAAATCCAATCACTTGTGTAAAAATTCATATCAGTATCACCACTATCCCAACCACTATTATGTGTCGAACCTTCCATCATATATGCTCTCAATAATACAAATCCAGGAGAGTCAATAGTAAACTCATTACCATCTTGTGTTATAGTTAAAGCATTTCCAGTCGGTGGAGCAGGTTGTATTTCTAACTCATTTGTAAATCTATGATATCTCCAATTATATTTTGTTGGAGTATATCTTGTAACTGTTTCTAGAAAATCTCTAGCAATGTGATATGATATCATTGTATATCCACCACTCATACCTGTATGATATAA